GTCTTATTTCTCCACCAATAACTGTCATTATTTTCATCTAACATAATTCTACCATCCCGGAGGCTGATAATTAGTAAGGCTTTTATCAATAGTCTTACTTAATTGCTCATGTTGAAAGAAGGCTTCAGTTTAATAAATTGGAGTTAATAAGAATTCTGTACTAAATGCCTTCCAACCTCCATCAATTTTTCTTTGATCCAGCCATATTTTATTATACATTTCTTCCCAAAGAACTTCATGTTCCGAATCGGGATATAATGCCGGCATCCAAAGCATATGCTCTTGAAAAGCCTCTTTTTCTTTCAAATGAAACAATAAATCATTATTACTAATAACAGTTCCAAAAATAACTAAAGGGCAGTCTTTATTTGGAATGTTCAATATTTCTGCATCAAACATCCTCGTTGATTTTTCTATTTCTGTAAATGTCATAGGATTTTGAAGATCTCCTTGGACATCATCAACACAAGTTAATAAATTTGTATGTAGTCCTCTTTTTACGCCAAAAATTCCAGATGAATAAACCCTACATCTTTTATTACCAATTTTATAACTAATTGAACTATCTGATTGTAAAGATAAATCTTGCATTATACTTGATAAATATTCATTATTTCTAATAATTTCCTTTGTATGAACAGAGTGAATTGTAGCAAGTTCCTCTTTATATGAAATAATAAGTCCTTCTCCATATGAAGTTGCCATTGTGAGCATTCTATAGATGCTTAAAAAATTGTTTAAAATTGTAGATTTTAAATGATATCTAGGAAGGACTGCTAATAAGTATTTATTATTAGAAGATAACATTTCATCTACTGCAGCACACATTTTTCTAATATGCCAAGAATTCCAAGAATACATTGGAAAACTTCTAGGTCCTTGTTCTAATACAAAATTTTCAAAAGAACCTATATCTAAGATAGTATCCGGAGCTGTTAATAAATCTGATAATTCTTTATATGCTTCAGAAAAAGGGATAGTTTCTTCAAGATTTGTACTCTTTTGTATTCTCATTTAATCTTCAATAATTTTATCACTTGATCTTAATGCCTTCTCTTGATATTTATTAAAAATTTCTCTAAGATCTTGAGCAATAACAAATAATAATGCTTGATCTTTAATTCTATTTTTTAATACTTTAGCAATATCCACAATAAAGCTGGTTTGTAATGCTTCAGCTTTTAATCTTCTTTCAACTTCTATTGTATTAATATACGCACTTGAAGCCTCAGCAAACTTTCTAGGTACAACTTCATCACTTGTAATTGCATCAATCGCTTTATCCCTAATTATCTTTAATTCCTTAAAAGTTTCATCTTGTTGTTTAAGCATTTCTTGAAGCTTGGTTCGAGAACTAGCATCTAATATTTTGTCTCTTTCATCCATCCAATTATATTGCTTAGCCCAGCTTCTCGTTCTACCTTTCCTCAGCTTTAATCCTTTATCTATATCTTCAGGATTTTTTCCTCCAAGAAATAACGTTTTTGCCTCAGATTTTTTCAAGGCAAACTCGGCTTCTGTATATCTCGGAAGATTTATTTTAATTAATGATTTTTCTGTCAATTTTTTCTCCGTAATATCATAAAGTTCTATCTTTGATATTCTTCTCTTTTTCTTGCTTTTTTCGTCATAATTAATCTTCTCATTTTATCGGCATCTACATTTATACTTTCGCAAAGCTCTTTAAACCGTTCAGAATTTAGAAATTCAATTGCCTCCGCTTTTGTTTTAGTATTTCCAAATTTTAAATCTTGAGCCGCTAATCTAAACATTGCTCCAATTAGATTTACAATGCCATCGTAAATACATTTATCTAATTGAATATCATCCGACATTGTATATAACATAAAGCTTTTCTATTCTTATCCATTCTTCACCTCGCTTTTATCAATAATATTATTTAATTCACCAGTTAAAATATTAACATCGCTTCTTGATTCAATTGGAATGATAATATCTCGTCTAGAAGCTATAAAATCTGCGACATGAACACAAGTAGCAAGTTTATCCGACCAATCTAAGATATAAGGAAGATCATATTTACCCATATGATACATAATTAATCTCGATATTGTTCTATATAAATCTGAATCCAAAAAATCATTTTTAGTAAAAATATCTCTAGCTAATACTGACCACAAATATCCATGCCCATCAACAGTATGTCCTGAATTTTCAGGATAACCATTGGAACAATTATGCACAAGAATACCATATGCAAAATAGTTATGATGCTTTTCTGTCTCTATATTATAAACTTCTTCCCCATTTTCTTTATGTTCAAACAATTTTTCTTTCACTTTAATTACTTCAACATTAGGATTATAATTAAAATTCATAATCCTATCTTTAACATTATTATGATCATCTTGCAATTCATGCTCCCAAATCACTAATATATCATATCCTTTGCTTTTTAAAGCAGAAAGTCTTCTATAATCTCTTCTTATTATTTCGTTAGCGGTTGTGCCATCAAATAGAATAATATTTTCATGCCCACATTTTTTGCAAGCATGCCAGTAACATCCATATCCTTCAATTATCTTTTTCTTCCCTCTTATATTAATAAAATCTGGGATAAAACCATCAATAGAAATTCCTGCTCTAGTATTTCCACAATATTTATACTCACCAGGACAAATATTCCTAACAATATAGGAGATTTTCTTTTCAACACTTTTTGTCATTAATTCTCTTCCTACTATAGAATCTTTTTGTTTTTTAATATATTCTAGATTCTTCCATAGGTTTTTAGCTATTTCAGAACGTTTTTCTCTATACTCTTCTGTATGTGTAGCTTTCGCAGCATCTATAAGTTTTTTAGCCAAAATTGGGTTCTGCCATCTTTCCTTTAATTGTTCTGATCTTTTTCTCTTCATTTCACTTGAATTAAAAATAATAATATTTGCTTTTGAATGTTTATCTTTTATTTTCGCCGCTCTATCTTTCCCATAAAACTCCTCAAGTGACATATTTCTTTTGCTTAAATTAAATAATCTCAAACCCAAAGAATTATATTTGTATTGTACTAATTCATCATTAACATTAATATCTTTTGCTTCTATCCATCGAATCTCTCCCTTTTTAATCACGGCAAATGGATGATTTATAGTGCATCTTATTTCATTTCCATTAGAAAATCTTAGAATAATAAAATCATTAAAAGTTCTTCTAAATATCTTTGTAACTTTATCCCATACCTTTTCCTTTCCATTCCATGATAACACATCATCACCAATCTTTATATTTTCAATCTTCTTTTGAATTACATTAATTTGCTCTTCCTTTTCTATTTTGTTCCGTCTCCATCTATTATTTTTTCTTCTTTTAAAAATATCTCTGCTTGTTATTGTTGTTCCTTTAGGAAAGCACAAATCATGCATAATCAATGCTGCCAGCACGCAATCTTTTTCTAATCCTGTAATACTTAAACATTCACATAAATAGCTTCCAATTTTAACAGCTTTCTTTGTATGAAGAACTTTTCCGCCTTCACAAAATTCATCTTTAGGATGATATTCGCCTGTGCTAGAAGAAGGAATAGTCCAAAAATACTTTGGAGCATATTCCAAACATTTCAAAACTAAACTTTTTACCTTAGAATTATGTATTAAATTTATTTCATTTGTAAATCGTTCAATCATTAAAATAAATTTTTCTCCGTTCCAAATCTTCCAAAATCAGTGTGCCCAGAAATAAAAACATTGCTTTTACACTTACAAATCCAATATTCTTTATCATCTACAATTATTCTATCAATAAGTATTTCATTTCTAGTACATTTCTTTTCTTTAGCCCATAAACAATCAGAATTACAATTAACAAAATCACCTTTCATACATTCAGCAAAAACATGCTTTATTCCTGAAGCGCTAATCCTTGAATCCTTAAATCCTGGAAATTCTTTTTGGCATTCTGCCATACAATATCCATCATTATCTCCCAAAAAAACATAATGTTTTCTATATGCGAATCTAACAGGTATATCCAAAAATTTAATATACGGACAGGAATAATTTCTACAAAATATTTTCATAATTAATCCCCCTATACTTATTGCTTAAATTAAACATCTTTCATCATTACATTCAGATAATTCCTTCAATGGCGCAATTTCTCTACTTCCTTGACGATAAAATGTTAACCCCTTACATTCCAAAGAATGCGCTAATAATATAGATTTTTTGATATCTTCCTTAGTTGCTTCAAACGGTAAATTTATTGTTTTAGAAACAGCTTGATCAGTATATCTCTGAAATATGGCCTGTGTTCTAATATGCCATTCAGGCGTTATTTCTGTTGCTGTTTTAACTGTTTCTGATAATGCTCCTAATTCTAATTTCGTCCCATTTAACACTTCTTTAGTATATGTTTTTGCAAAATAAGGTTCAATTCCACTAGAACATCCTGCTATAATAGAAAGACTTCCAGTAGGAGCAATAGTAGTCGTACAAACATTTCTTCTTTTTACACTTCTTATATTCACTCCCTTCTCTATCCCTAATTTGTAAGATTCTTTGTGCGATGTTTTAGAAATTAAAGACATTATTTTTTCAGCTAATTTTAACGCTTCTTCAGTATCATATTGTATATTTAAAAGAGCAAGCATATCTGCCCATCCCATAATGCCTAAACCTATTTTTCTTGTATATCTAGATTTCCTAGCTATCTGAATTCTAGGATATTTATTGACATCTATCATATTATCTAAAAATCTAACCGCTATCTTGACTACTTCTTCTAATCGCTCAAAGTTTATTTTTTTATCTGAAGAAACAAATTTTGATAAATTTATGCTTCCCAAATTGCAACTTTCAAATGGCAGAAGAGGTGCCTCGCCGCAATTCGAAATAATAATACCGCTTTGCTTTGTTTCACCTATCGAAGTAATTACACAATAATTATGGAACTCATCTACTGTAATGTTATATACATCTTCATATCCACAAAATTTTATAGAAGATATCTTATGATTCTTTCTCATAGCTAATATTTGATGTTCTCTATAATTAGGATCTTTCCATAATTTCTTCATAATTTCCGAAATTTTAGCCCCATATTCAGGCCTTTCTCTAAAAGCTCTCTTCACTCCTTTAGAAACATTATTACAAACTTCTGATGATCTTTTTTTTCCTAAATGATGTTTAATTATATTTTGCTTTTGCCATTCTGGGTTATTAAATATATTCTTTTCTGGAAATCTCCTCATTGGATTATTATTACCAGAAATGTCATGAAATTTCTTTTTATGTTCAAATGTGGGAATTAGATTTTCCTGACTATTATTTAACCCATTAAAATCACAATGATGGACTTTTTCTCCTTTTAAAAGTCTTCTACCTAAATTAAATTCAGAAATCAATCTATGCTCCTGATACACATTGCCTCTAGCTCTTTGAATTCCCCAATATTTTATAGATTTATTTCCATATGAAAATTGATATTTATCGAATCGCATAAGGCTATCATTTATAGATAATTCTGAAACCTTCCTTCTTGTACCATCTTTAAGATAAAACTCATGATTGGATGTTGCCTTTATATATGAACCGTCATCTAAGACTATTTTATATACTGGCTGCTTCACACCTGTTTTTCTAGGATTTCTTCCCCATCTAATATGTTTCCATCCCTCTGGATCAGAACAATAAATTGGAATATCTTTATTTTCATCTGCCAATTGCTTAATTGAAACAGCCCCTCTTCCATCTGCAACTGCTATTAAAGTATCACCTGCAATACATGGATTTGTTGCAAAAATATATCCTAATTGAGGTATAGGATTGTGTTTATTTATTATATCAAGAAATAATACCCCAGGTTCGCCACTATCCCAAGAATTTTCACATATTTTATCGAGAATATCTTGTGCTTTTATCTTTTCTTTATATGGAAATCCTCTATAATGAAGTTGAATGTAGTCGCCATTCTTTATGAAATTAAAAAATCTATCATTTAATGCTACGGAAATATTAAAATTATTAAAATTCTTTTTATCTTTTTTGCAATCAATAAATTCAATAATATCAGGATGGGAATAATTAAGAATCCCAATGTTTGCTCCACGTCGAACTCCACCTTGCCTAACTATATCAGTTACTATATCGAAAGCGTGCATAAAACTTACGGGTCCACTCGCTACTCCTTGAGTTGAACTTACTAGTGCTCCATTTGGCCGCAAAGAACTAAAATTAAAACCAGTTCCTCCTCCAGAACGATGAATAACTGCGCTTTGTTTGACCATCTCAAAAATATCTTCTATTGAGTCGCCTATTGGTAAAACAAAACATGCTGACAATTGCGATAATTCTCTGCCAGCATTTATAAGGCAAGGAGAATTAGGTAGAAACTCTAAAGAATCCATTATTTCCAGAAATTTATTTTTCCAATATTTTTTATCTTTTTCGTTAGATGAAATATATGTTGCTACTCTTACAAGCATATCATCAGGAACTTCAACAACTTCTCCTTTTTTATCCCTAATAAGATATCTAGCGGTTAAAACTTTTTTGGCATTTTCGGACCATTGTGCACACATGCTAACTCCTTTCTTTTTCTATTTCTTGAAGTCGTTGGGGCTAACGGCATTCTAATCATACTTTTATCAATAATATATTCTTTTGCTCCAAATCCATTATTAAGTATCGGTTTTAATTTTAGCTTTTTTTCAAGATATGTTTGCCAAGATTTTTCGTATGTAAAAATTGAAGCTTCCTTTTCTTCTTTATTAAAATTTATTATTGTCTCTTTTTCAAAATCATTTTTCTGTCCAACTTTTTCTGCTTTATCTTTGGCTTGCTTTAAATTATTCTTAATCATTTTCTTCACTACCTATTATTGACTAAACTAAAGCCGCTGACCAACCAATAATAATCCAGCCAAGAAGTAAATTAATAAGAAGTATTTTAATTTTATTCTTCTTATGCAGCAAAAAAGCAACTATTATTGGCAGGAAATAAATTAAAACCATTATTAATAAAAACAAGACAATGCCCGCTATCATTATTATTTCTCTAATTTTTTTGCTTAAATTTCTTTACTATTAACTCTAAAAACACATCAGTTCAAATGTTCTATAGCATAATTATACCAATAAATAGCAAAGAAAAACTCTTTTTTAGCCTCCTCAAGATTTCTTATTGCTTCTTCTAAACTCATCTCAGCTTTTTCAAAAATTTCTTCATTTTCATTCATATTAATCTCCATTTTTTGAAATTAATTGCTTTTTTATAATTCAAGATGCCATACAAAGATATACATGCCGCGTCACATATATCCTGATTACACATATTTTCTCTTCCCCAATTATCTATCGCAAATTTCATAATTTCTTCTTTTGTAGCATTTCCGTGTCCTATGGTTCCTGCTTTCCAAACTTTATTATCTACACTAATAAATGGAATACCATATCTAGCACATATTGCTTTTACTCCTCCAATTATTTGTGAAATTCCTAACGCAGCTTTAGCATTTTGTATATATATCGGAGATTCTATAGTCACATAATTAACCTCACATTTAAAAAATAAGAAAACTGCATTGTAATCTAACCTTTCAATTAATTGTACTAGTCTTAAATCTACACTCTTTAATTTACTCTCAAAGAAACCGCTTTTTATCAGTTTTTTATCTTCATTTAAAATTACACAAGCTATATTTTTAGAGCTACAATCAAATCCCGCTACTTTAATCATATACTAATCTATATCTTTAATTTTATTTCTTGATATAATTAATGAACTTAATTCTTGAAATCTTTTATGTTGTTCATCTAATATTAAAACAGCTTGAGTTAAAGCTTCTATAAGATCTTCTCTATTTAAGGATTTAATAGGCCTTCCTTTATAAGCAACTTCATAATTATTAGACATTATCATCCTCTTTTAATCGCTACTAACAATTCCTGCTTGTATCAATTTTGCATCTAATGTCCTTCGACTTATTTCACGACTTAACGTATCAAGCTGCATAGTATAAATTTCGATAATTTGATTTAATCCTAAAGCTTCTGCTTCCTTAATAATAAGTAATTCTCTTATTTTCTTAAAATTATCATCCTCTAAAATTAATTTCCCCAAAGCATAATCTTTAGTTACTTTTCTATTATCTATACTTTCTTGTACAATTCGTTTTGATGTTTTATTATCATGAGTACTTTTTAATACTGATTTTTCAACTTCCAAATCAGATAGCATCCTCAACGCATAACCTTTCCAGGCAGCTAATCTAAACATCCAATTACCTAATTCTGCGGAAGGTACTTTTGAAATCTCCTCCGGAAATTGATATTCTGATCCAAATGACCCTGGTTTGGAAGGTAAAGAGAATTTACTTAATCTTTGCTTTATTTCATCTTCTATCATTTTATTTCTCTGAACATAATTTTCTCCCTAAACAGTATTTCGGATTTATACAAATTTCGGGCTTTGGAACTATAACACCTCTTTTGTTACAATCATCTATATCTTTAAACATTTTTATTGTTTGAAAATATTTATCTTCATTAAAATTAACAAAGTGATATTTTATATCTTGATTATCTTTATTTTCATATAATATAATACCAGTTGAAAATTGAAGAGCTTTGGCGCATAGATTCCATTGCAAAAAGTCTTTTTCTCTATAACTAGAAATTATCTCTTTGAATCCTTTAGAATTTATAGATTTAAGCTCAATTAAAATATTTAATTCTTTATCATCTGGAATAATCAAATCACCCCTTCCCGAAACAAAGACTCCTTCCATAGTTTGTCTAAATGCAGGTTCTCTGGCTTTCAATATACCAATATCTTCAAAATAATCACCATATCTTTTATGCATGTAAGTACCATTATCTAAACGTCTTTGAGATTGTTGGTCAATATCATCATGGACCAATCCATTCATCATATATTGAATAAGTCTTGGGCATTCACCCGCCCAAGAAGCATAAAAATAATTAATCAGTTTTACTGGCCTCTTCTTTTTCTCAAAAACCTTAGCTAAATCTTTTTGGAACCAATCTCTATTATCTAATTGATTAAGAATTTTATCTAACCCACTTTTCATTAATTTTACCTAAAATTTTCTTAAATTCTTCTTCAAATATATCATCCTCTATATCTACTGGAATATGCCATATACCACTAGGGGCATATTGAAGTAATATTTTATCACGTTTGTTCATTGCAGATTCAATACTATTAACTAGTTTTCCTTCTTTCTTTAATTTTCTATGTGAAGGCCCATCAATTTCAATAATCAAGCTTAATTCATTTATAAATAAATCAGCTCGATATTGCTCAATATCAACTTCAGCTCTAACTTTGAACCCCATATTGATTATTAAACGTTCAATTTCAAGCTGTTTTTTAGTAAAGTAAGTAATAGTGCTCATCTACTAAGAACTTCCGTTTTTAATACCTCAAATTTATCAATATTTTCTTTATAATATCTAACCACGTCTTCAACACCCTGTAAGGGTTTTTCACTGTCTTTTAAATAATACCAAGCTCCCTTTTTTAATATTATACTAAAGTCTAATGCTAAACCTATAATCATTGAGACATTATCAATTTGGCCAGTATCATATCTTAACGGTATGATACATTTTCCAAATGGCGGATAAAAATTACATTTTGTCACTACACAATTAATTTCATGACCTACTTGCTGCTTATTCTCATAAATCCATTCTCCACGCCTAATGTCAACAATTAAACTTGCAAAATAGTATTGCCCTTCTCCTCCAGGCATCTTTTTTTGGATTCCTCTACTATAAACAGTCCCAATTTGTTGCCTTTGTTGATTCACAGCAATTAAAACAGTTTTGTTATTTGCTGGAATTATCTTCCTAAATGCTTTATTTAGCATTCTAGGTTGCAACCCAATAAATTGTTGTTCCATAGATTCATCATCTTCTTGTGTAGGAACCAGCGCTGCAAGAGAATCAATAACTAAGACATCTACTCCCTCTTTTAAATAAAATATAACCATATCTAAAGCCTGTTCGCCATAGAGAGGGCGTGAAATAATAAGTTTGTCTATATCAACACCTGTAAGTTTAAACCAATCAGGGTCATATCTTTTTTCAGCATCTATATATACACCCACACCACCGCTTTTTTGTGCCGATTCAATAGATTTCTGTGCAATATATGTCTTGCCACTTGCAAAACCGCCAGTAAATAAATGTATCCTTCCTCTAACTAATCCTCCTCCTATCGCTTTATCAAATACATCAATATTAGATGGTATTCTTTTTAATTTAGCCTCTGGATTATTCCCTAACCCAGTAAAACATTGAAATGACTCATTAGCTTTTTTTAAAAGATCATCAATATTGATATTTTCATCGTCCTTTTTTGCCACTCTTTACCTCCCTATCAAATAATTTACAATTTTTAGATTCACAAATCATCTCTCCTAAACGATGAATTGCCGCACAGATTTTTATTTCTTTATCCGTTTTGCTTGCTATATTTTGGCATTTGATCATTTTCATTAATTCTGACATAGCTTTCATATGTTCATCTGTTACTACATCTGAAATACAATTCATTCTACCTGTATAAAAAATTTTTCTTTCTCTGTGATTATCGGCTTCAATTATAAATTTAGTATAAATACTATCATCATTATTACCTATGAATCTCTGTTCTGAATAATGACAAAACCAATTCTCAAAACCGTTATTAAACAATATACTAGTTAAAGTATTACTATTATTATAACTGCTTTCTTTAGTTGTAGTTATTTCAAGTGCTTTATTTCTTATTTGCCCACTCCAATTCAAAAGTATTATTCCTTAACATTAATGCAATTACAGCATATCCGGCAATATCTAACCAGGAATCATCTATTGCTTCATTATTTGGGGCTAATTGATTTTTATACAAATTTTTTAATCGAGACATTTTATCATTTGTTCTAATAACAATACCAAACTCGCCAAATTCTAAAATATTGCTTCGACCATAATCTTTTTGTTTTTTTATAAGCATATTACATATATTGTCAGTAATATTTTTGCAAGCCTCTTCCCATGTCATATGTTTTCTTCTCCAAAACTAGCACATATATAATCAATTGCTTCATCTAAATCGTCAAACATTATTGAAGCAGATTCTTTTATAAAAGGGTGCTTTGCATAAACGCTATTCGGATTTACTACAACTATACAATATTTATTCAGTAAATGCCCCCAAGCCAATTCAAATAAACTTCCTATTAGTACAACTTTTTGATTCAAAATATTTATCAAAATAATATCTGATCTTATCACGTCAAATTTATCTCGCATAAATAAATCTTTGGACGAATATCCCTTAAGATTATCGTAAGAATTCGTGATCTTTTGCTCATCATTAATAAGTCCTTTATTCCTCATTGGTGATAAAGATTTAATACCAACATCTGATAATCTTTTCGATGCTTCCTCACGCCATTTTATTGCCTCTTCATAAGACAATCCTCTAATACTGCCACCTAAGTATACTGTATATTTAGGCATTTTTATAAACATCTCCTTGCATATTCTTTTTTATGTCTTCATAAACAGCAATTCTACGTCGATATAATTCAAGCTTCACACATTCAAGAACACCTACGGCTCTATTATATTCAGAATAACCTAAGTTACTATATGTCTCGTCCAGCAATCTTGTTATTATATAATTCATTTCTCCATCTGTTTTTCTATCCAAATCTAAACTATATTTATCAGAATTTTGATCTTTAAATATTTTTATTAAATTATTAATGCTTTTATCATATCTTTCTCTTATTTCATATTTAATATATGGCAATTTAGCCTCCTTTTTCCTTTAAGAAATCCCCCTGTTCTTTTATTATTGTATTGCCATGGAGGGTCAGCAACAAGAGTCTTATACATTAATTATTTTCCTTTAACTTCATAACAGACATAAATTTATTCTCCGTTCAAGATTGATTTAAACTTCTTAATAATATCATCCCACGCACCATATCTTTTAACTACTTCATTAAACTCATTAATATCATGATCATTAATCTTCCAAATAATATTGTCATTCCTTTCTTGATAACCAATATGGCTTAATTCATGAAATAATAACGCTTCCTTTTGTGTTTCATTTGCCTTCTCCCACCATTTATCCCATATTTCTATAATATAATCTTTATCTGTCAAATATTTCCATTTCTTTGTTGCTCTTGAGCATTTTCCTAAGTAAGATGAATTATCAGCAATTAACTTTAAGAATTTTACTAAAGGTTTTTCTGGAAAATTAAATTCCTTAAGAAGCCTATTACCAATTTCTTCAATATTTTTATCTTCAGTATATTCTTTCATTTTACCTCCTTTAATTTGCGCTGTCCCTGAAGCTCTTCAAGACAGTCTAGAATGATGCCAGCATGAATAGTAAAAAGGGGCAGTACAAAAGGTTGTTTTATCATAATTTGTTTCACGACATCAACGGCTTCCTGTAAATCCTCATTACTTCTCGGTTGTCCTGATTTATCTATTATCTCCACTATCACCTCTCCTATAATATTTTCTAATTTTCACTCCTGCTTGTTCTAATAAATATTTTCCAGTAATCCCTGTTTTTTCATAATTATCAAGTTTTACTACAACTATTTCTGCTATCCCCGCATTTATAATACTTTTTGCACATTCAAAACACGGAATAATCCAATCAGTATACATTGTTGCCCCCTCAGTAGAATGCCCTAATCTAGCCGCCGCAGATATTGCATTCCTTTCAGCATGAGCCGCTGAACAATATTCTAATCCCTCTCCTGAATTAAAACCCATTTTCTTTCTAGGGCATATTAAATTATCTAAATCTTCAATATACCTTTGACTTTTATTAAAAATATATTGTCTATGTTTTTTATTATCACAGTGCATACATCCAACTGGGGGGCCGTTATAGCCTGTAGATATAATATAATTATTTTTTATTATAAGTGCACCTATTTTTTTTGACAAACATTTTGAGTTTGCTCCTACATCTTTACAAATATTATAAAAATATTCATCCCATGTCATTTTCTCTCCTTATCTAAAAACGCTTCCCATAAATTATTACCACTTCCAGAATCAACTTTTAATTTATAAGGTTTAAAATTACACATTGTTTTCTTGATAATTTGTTTATCTTCTTCATTTAACCCAGAAAAGACTAATTCATCATGAACTTGTAAAAACATCTTATCTTGAATTTCGAATGGAAGATTAACCATAGCTGTTTTTATTATATCAGCAGATGAACCTTGTATTCTACTATTGAGACCTTTATAAGCCTCACTAAGTTTCAATCTACGCCGACGCCCCATAATTGTTTCAATATAGCCTTTAGTTTGAAGTTCATTTTCAATAGATTTGAATTTAATATCCAAACGAGAAAAGAAATCTGAGCTGGCTTTTCTATCTAATCCTTTACTCATAATTTTAAATTTAGTTTTGCCCAATCCATAAATCCTTCCGAGAAATAACTCTTTACAACGACCACGTTGTTCTTTATCTATTTTATCAAGTTTATAAAGATGTTCTGCCAAATGCTGATATAAATCTATATCATGTTCAATTGCATAAATTAATTCAGGTTCATTACTATCATATGCATAAATTATTGCTTCCATCTGTGAATAATCAAATGTTGTAATATCACCTATAAAAGCTGATTTAATCAATTTCCCAAGATTAGAGTCCTTTCTTGGTAATTGTTGCAAATTTGGGCCAACGCATGACATTCTTCCTGTTCTAGCCCCCATTTGTTTAAAATTACAATGTAGATAATCATTAGAATCCATTCTATCAAGGAAACCTTCTATATATGTAGAAATAGTATGAATTAATGTACGATACTCCACAATATCCCTCGCAACTGGATGATCTATGGAAGCTAAAGCCCCTACATCTGTTTTTGGTTTACCGGTTGGAGTAAAAGTATTAGGGGTTATGCCTAATGTATCAAATAAATATTTACCAGTTTGATGTGAAGAACTAAGATTTAAATTAGGATATTTATTACTTAAAACTTCACATTTTTGTTCAAGTTCTTTCCTTAATTCAAGTAAATAATTTCTATTAATTAAGGCCCCCTTTCGTTCCATTCTAAGAAGAACTAGCAATAATTTTTTTTCTAATTTATAAATCTCCTTTTCTTCCAACTTTGGCCTTAAAATATTATAAATTGTAAAAGTATTTCTAGCATCCTCTTCACCTCTGGCTGCCAATAATTCTTCAGGAATATCTGCAAAAGATTTCAATTTATGTAATTTCTTATATTCATCAACTTTTTTCTTATTTACTAAATATTCTGGGCCTATCCATAGTTCAGTCATGCGTTCAAGTTTATGTGATTTATTTTCATCAATTATTTGATTTAAAAGCATAACGTCAGTAAATGTAACATCTTTTTCAGTATTGAGAGGAATATATTTATCCAAAAAATGAAAATCATATTTGGCATTTTGAAGAATTATACGATGAGATTTAATAAAATCTCTAAAAAAAAGACTTAATATCTCATTTGAATATTCTTGAAGATTTATATAACCAGAAAAAGTATCATTCGCCAATCCCAAATATAAAGGTTTTTCTCTAAACCAGATTAATCCGGTCGTCTCAAAATCAAATCCAATATCGCGGGGGGCATGTATTGCAGTTTCAAGGTCTATCTTCATATTATTTTAACCAACTTAAAAAATCTTGCCAATACTTATCTAAATGGTCAAAACAAAATTCACCCGTTTTACGATAATTCTCTTCCACTTTTTTTAATTCATTTATTATAGAAGATAAACTTTCTAATTTAGGCATTTTTGGCATATTAGTATTAGTAACAAATTGGGTAGCAATACTTTTCATTTTTTCAATATTATTTTCATATATATGAAGCGACCCAACAATATGATGATATTCACCAACTTCAACCCCAAGAGCAGAGGCATACATTTCTTGAAGTATAGTCCAATGCGATACATCATAAGGAAAACCTAAAAATAAATCATTACTTCTTACATAACACATTAAATGTAATTTTTTATCACGATATAAAAATTGTAAATAATTATTACAAGGAACATCCCTAGTCTTTACTGTAAAGTCAACAGCGGGGTCAATTATAATAATAACCGCCTGTCTTGTAAAAATATCATCTTTTAATCTTTTTAAACAATTTTCTAATTGATCAACATCACCATGTTGCAAACTCCAATGTCTAAGACGAGGTCCATATGCGCCATGCAAACTAATACCATCATCTGAAAATTCTCTCATGCGTTTATTATAAAATTCTATTTGATCTAACCAAGGACTGCCAGACATTATCCAAATAAACTCCGCTGCTAGAAATTTTTTACTTAATTTTCTTGCTGTATTAGCAACAATTCTTGCCCTTGGATTTGTTAATATAAGATGTTGAAATCTACTTTCAATAAAATCTAAACCACGAGCGGTAACTTTTTCTCCAGTATCAATAACCTTTTGTATACTTTGTTTATATAAATCGTCTATATTACTGCTAATAATTGTATCATAATACATTCCCTTTACTCCTTTAATTTTACACTATTTAAAAATGAAAGAACTTCTTCTTCCATTCTTCTACGTCTAATATATGTTGGATGCGGTAAAGCTATAATTTGAGAATTAAAAGTCTTGACTTCCATCAAATTTATATCTAAATTAAATACTTTTATAGGAAGCTTGCCTAAAAAAAGAAAATTTTTGGGTTTCAATAAACGTATTTGTCTTATAATATATGGTTTACAATTATTAATTTCATCGATATTAGGCATTCTTGCATTTGGAGTAGCACATTTGATAATATTAGTAAGATATATATCATCCCAAGTTATATGTAATTTATCAAAAGTTTTTTCCAAAAATTTACCTATTAAACATTTCTGAATTCCAATCTTATAATGTGCTCTATAATCATAATTTAAACTTTTTAAAAGATCTAATTCTCCTGGCTGAGGAGGGCCAGGATTTATACCAATAACCATTAATTTCACATTACTTCCTGAAAATCCAGGCATAGGATATAATCTGTCTTTTAAAACACTTGAACATTTATTACAATGAAAAATATCATCTTCAAGTATTCGTAATTCGTCTAACATCATTAATCACCTTATCAGAAACCTTCTCATAAGAAGATGAATTAAACACTAAATCTTTTCTTAATTTTATATTGTTCAAAGATTGCTTTTTACAATCATTCAAAGCTATATTTAAAACTTCTTCAAGATTACTTAAATCTATTTTAACTAAAGGAACCGTCCCCTGTGCTCGAAATGGGTATTCACCAAAATTAGTCATAACCGGGTAAGCTTCACAATAAATACCTTCAACATTAGCACAACCTCCATATCGTTCTATAGTATAAAGAGAAACTATAATATCAGAATTCCAAAGAAGTGATATATATTGTCCACGTGAAAGACTCTTTTCTGTAAAACAATATAATGACTTAACATTATCTTTTAACCAGCCCCAAGAAATCTTTTGTGATGGATTAGTAAAAACAACACGGAAGTCTTGGCGTTTTTCATATAAATTATTAACAGCTTCTATAAATTCCTCATGATGAGTATAATTAATCATGCTTAATCTATTTGGAAATAAAATCATTTTTATTGTAGATTTAGTTTCAGGAAAAACAATATTTCTATATTTATTCAATTCATATGCAGAAAAACCGAAATCCCAAATTGTAGATTTCTTAGATATATCTAAAGCAACTTTGCTATTAATTCGTAAATCACAATTGTTTAAAAAAGCACACTTTGTTGATGGACAAGTAAATGTCACTAAGTCAGCGCATTCAGCCCCATCAATTTGACGCCAATCATAACTTATATCTAAAGGAACTTTTTCCTCATTTATTAACGGACAATCAATCCAGTAATTACTAACAATTATTTTTGGGTATTGTTTCAATTCATAACAGACAGTTTTAATGTTTCTTGTTAATTCTATTATATTGTTAATAATAATGTCATAATTGCCTTCTTTGAGAATATTATAAAAGAAATTAGCATCAAAATGATATCTATTAGTAAATGCTGAAATTGGGCTATCTCTAACAATAAATTTAATTTTATTGCTCGATCTGATGAGTAATTGATTATAATCTATTATATCAGAAAATTTATCTATTGGGGCAATCATAATATCAATATTCCAATCAGTCTTTTCTAACAATTGATCAACAATTCCCGCCACCATTATAAGATTAGAATCAGCGCTAATCCATTTATTGTTATTGTTATATACTGATTGTTGAACTATATATAAAATATTCATATTATTTTATTTTAAATAAGAAAAATTTTCCATTCCAATCATTTCCTAAAAAATCAAATTATTATCTCATTATAATGCTTTCATTATTTCATGAACTTCTCTATTAATATCATGATCAGTAGTATTTAATTTTAACTTTTTACAATTAGTCCATTCAAGAAATTCATCATAAATATTCATTAATGAAAAGGCATATTTTTTGTCAATTATTTCATCTTTATAATCATCCAAATTATTCTTATAACAAACAACAATTAATGAACCTAATGCAGAAAAAGCAATATCAACTTCTTTAAGTTCATTTTCATAAAAGGGGCGCCCAAAGACTCTAGAATAAACAAATTCTGATGGATAATATCTATCAAATATTAAGGAACTATTTGTTAACCAAAGGATTTTAGATACTATTATTCCTTCATATATTTTATTCTTAACTAATTCTGGATTATTTGCTTTACGCATAATATCTTGCCCATAAGGTTTAAATACAGGAATCTGCAAAATTTTACTTAAATTTTCAGCAATATTTGTTTTGCCAGCACCATCACACCCCTCAAGTATGATTATTTTACCCATTTTTTCATATCTTCAATTATTTCATCCAAAGCATTATCTAATAAAATTTTTGGTTCCCAATTAAGAAGTTCTTTAATCCGTACACTAGAGCCAATTCTCTTTTGAACATCATACTTTAAGTCAGGTAATTCAACATACTTAAATTCTTTTTCAGGGCATATCTTACTCCATATTAATTTTGCCAATTCTAAAACAGTTATTTGATTCTTCTCATTAGAAATATTAAAATCAATATTTTTAATATCACTTTCTATAATTAATCTTATTGCCTCAGCTATATCAGCCGCATGTGTATAAACTCTTATTTGACTTCCATTACCAATTAATTCTAATGGATATTGCCCTTTTAACACTTTATATATTAATTGTGGAATCACATGCGAATCCTTAGATGGATCTTCACCAATCCCCATAGCATTAAAAGGTCTCACAATTATATATGGCAATCCATATTCCTCATTATATGCCTTACACCAATATTCACACATCAATTTCTGAAAACCATAAACTGAAGAAGGTGAAGGAATGAAATGTAAATCTGACTCTAATGAAGGATAGACATTTACATTTTCAAACACCATGCTTGAGGATAGTTGAATTATCTTTTTTAATAATCCCTTTTTATATGCTGAATAGGACTGTTCAAAAACTGAAGCGCATATTAATTCATTTTCTAATAATAATTTTGCTGGATATTTATGAAAATAATTTATTCCACCTAAAAGCGCTGCAAAATTAATCACTACTTCTTTATTTTCAAAAGCATAAAGGATTTCATCCTTAATATCTTTCTTAAAATAAGTATATTTATCAAGATTAATTAAGGGCTTATATTCAACTACATCAATATTAGTTACATTATGTCCATGAGCTAATAAATTATTGACACAATATTTTCCAATGAATCCACTACCTCCAATTAATAAAACTTCCATTAATTATAATCCTCCACGTGAAATAGTGGATTCTTTATACCAGGAATTTATTCCTTCAACAGCCTCAAATAAATCAGTATTTAACTCTAAATTTTTACACATATTAATAAATTGCTTAACATCTTTAGGCAAACAAGTCCCTCCATACGCCGCCCCAGCCAATGTCCCATACTTACTAACCCGCTCATCAATTAAAGGCAAAATACGACTCACATCATTAATATTAATATTCAATTTATCACAAACTATTTTCAGATTATTCCAAAAACTAATTAACATTGCCGCATAATTATTAGAGGAAAGTTTTATTATAGAAGCCTCTTCTTGAGTAACATGATATATAGGGGCTCTAATAAATCCCCACATCTTCTCAACCAATTTACCATGTTCTTCACAGCAATCTCCAATAATTAAACCTTTTGGAAAATAACAATCCCAAAAAGCGGTATGAGCCTTAAGAAATTCTGGATTAATACAAAAATGTTTGATATATACTTGTTTTATAGATTGTATAATATCAGGGCGGACTGTACTTCTAATAACAGGCAATCCTTTGAGATTATGTACTTTCTTCAGGACAGACAGAATAGCTTGTTCTGGAACACAAATAAGAAAAATGTCTGCTTCCTTATATAATTCTTCATTTTTATCGCTGCCCGTAATCTCATGTTGTTTACTCATTAATAAAGTCTTTTCATTCGCTGAACCAACAATTCCCTTATTACCTATAATATGTATATGCATATTCCTCCTTTTTAATTAGAAAAATGTAAATGTATTTTACCACGATTGATGTTTTTGCTTCTTTTCTTTAAATATAAATCAAAAACTTCCTCAAATGTGGTTACTCCCCAAATGATATATAATTCAAGAACAAAATGAAAAATGTCTGTTATCTCCTCAAGCATATATTTTTTATTTATATTTTTAGGTTTACTCCAAGGAAAACAAGAATAACCATCAGATAATTCAGAAAGTTCTTTTATTATAGCATGAATCATCATATTTGTGCTCTCTAATTTCTTATTCTCATCTAAAATTTGAGGCCAATATTTATTTATTAATTCTTTCTGTGCTTGAATTAAATCTTTTTCCATTATTTATTCCTTTCTTCTGTTATTTATTATCTCTTATAATTTTCTTCTCCGTCTTTTTATCAAACTCAAATAGTTGAGTCTTTAATGCATCAATCTCAGCATCAATTTTTCTGAATTTCTTCTGAAGTTGTAATTGAAGTTCTTGATCTACATCCCTCATATGCGATAAAATCTCTTCACTACTTATGTCTGTCACTTTATTCCAAGTTTCTTTTAACGCAGCTTCAGCTAAATCCAATTGTATTTTGACATTTCCTTCAGTATCAATCTCAGAAATTTCTATTTCAGGACGAATAAATTCAAACTGAGATTCTTTACTAAGTTTTAATGTAAATCCAATTTTTGCCCCAACTTTAGCCATATTGATTATCTCTCCTTTTATTCTATAATTTCTGCTATTGATTATTAAGTCTTATTATTGCTTTAATCAAAATAGATCCTCTACCTCTTTATCAGAACTTGATTTTGACACCTCTTTATCTGGCAGTATTTTATTATTAGCCTGTTTTTGCAAGTTTGTATTAGTAAGTATCTCATCTATATGTGGAAGGTCTTTCTTAGCATCAACGATTTCTTGCGGCGTTGAAGTAGCATCTTTTGGGACAAAAGTGTAAGAAGTGTTAATCTTTACTCCGGTTCTGGCAAAAACATAATCCCTGTCACAAAGAGTATTATAAGTCTTAATAAATTGCATAATTGTGTTTTTAACAATAAAATCCTTGCCCCATTTCAATCTTAATATTCTTACATTATTAACATCCTCCTTATAGAAAGTCTGATTACCTTGTTTTATTGGCGTCCATTTTAAAGCATCTGGATTTGTATTTAATTCAGGATTTTGGACCTTATGTATAATATTATATACATAAGTTAGAAATACAAATACATTTCTTCTTACAGTCCCCGATGCACAATATTTACAAGGAGCTCCAGTCAAGTCATTTATACAATATGCTTTTCTATACTTAATGCCGCCTATTGGAGTTAATTCCTCATACTCATGTATTTTAGTTTGAAGAACTTCATCATCATCAATGAACCTAATATTTGCTGTTTCTCCATCACCAAGATATAAATATTTAAACCTATTTTGATTTGCTAATTCAGCCGCTTCAGCCGATTTTTCTTGAATTTCTTTTAATCCTTTAATTGACATATTTTATTTACCTCCTTTATATCTTTAAGTTATTTATTTTTTCCTCATCTTTACATATTTTTTCAACCAAATTATAGGAAGAGAATATAGCTCTTTATTATTAATTACTTCATCTCTAGAATCAATTGCAAAAGGCTCCCATCCATCCTCAAGATTAAGTTCTTTTCCAGCATTTAACTTTTTTGCTTCGTCTAAACTTAAATAAATTGTTTTCACTATCCAATGCATTATTATTCCCCTTTTTTATCTTATTGATATACCTACATTATTATAATTTTTCAATACTTTTCCACATTCATCACACATCTCTACATTGTTTCCAAAATGTCCCGGAGCCCACATGTATGCTACTCGATGATGCTTTTTATGCTTACAAGAATTTTGCAATGCCTCAATTTCCAATTCGTGCTTCTTTCCTAATTGTTCTATCTTATTTTGCTTCATTTAATATTTTTGTTATTTCCTCCTTCGTTAATTCATTTGGGTCTTTATTTTCAGGTAAATTACATGCCTTTACAATAAACTTAAATTTTAATACATTTTGAATCTTTTTTGTTATTTGCCTTCCAATCAAATCTCCATCCATCATTATATATACATAATCTGTAACACCTCCTAATTTCTTTATTTGCTCCTTAGAAATATCTGAATGCAATAATGCTAAACTACTTTCAAAACCCAATTGATGTAAAAAAATACAATCTAATGAACCTTCGACAAGAATTATATTAGTCAAAATTTTTGGAAGATAACTTAACCCAAATAATGTATCGGTAATCCTTGTTCCAGCAATATATTTATATTTTTTAAATGCATTTTTATCAATATATCTAAGAATATATCCAATATTTTCTAATGGAATTACAATTGCTTTCTCTTCTGCCCAATATCTAATTTTAAATTTATGTATAGAGTCCTGATTAAAATTTCTTGAGCTTAAATACTTTTCTCCGTCATTTCCAATAGCTAAAGGTAATATAGGTATGGTCGGAAGCATTTTCTTATCAAACTCCCTATTAAAAGTAAATTTCTTAAGTCGTTCTTCCTGACAAATTCTTCCTGCCTGGCTAATACCAGTAATCTGATATATTAATTGATGCAGTCCTCTGCCTTTAAGACAACCAGCAAAACAATGAAACTTCTGTGTATCTAAATTAAAAAAGAAGCTTGGATTTGTATCATCATGTTTTGGTCAAAAAGCACAAATTTCCCTGCCATTTATCTTTGAAATATTTATACCAAGCTCAGAGACTTTATTGATTATATTTTGATCTTGTTCAACACATTGCTTTATAGCCAATACCTTTCCCCTTTCTTCCCTAAAACAATAATTTCTACAAATTAAGCCATATTCATTACTTAATCACATTATATTAGTTAAACTTTTTTAGCGTATTCATTAATTCATCATAATCTAATTTAACAATTCCCACATTTATCTTTTTATAACAAAAACTTGTAACGGGCATATGGCATTTAATACAAAACCATTGAGATAAATCTCCATACCAATCTTTTAATGTCGTTTTTTCATTTCCGAAAAAAGCAATATCTTCTTTATCTTTTAATTTCATAGATATTCTAGGGAAAGGAATTGGCGGAACAATTAAACAAAATAAGCAAATTATATCATCCAATAAAAATGCCCATCTAGGACCTTGTTCAATAATCATAGAGGCCTCTTTATGATAATCATTTATACCATAATAAAGTCTTTTCATTTTTTACATTGAAAGTACTCCACGATTTACATCAAATTGTATAACTAAACGTTCATTTATTGCTTTACCAGTACGACGCTTCGGTATTGTAGCATATCTAATATTAGGTTCATTTATATCTTGTTGAAGCACAATTAAATCATCTACTGCTTGTGCAAATGCATCACCATAACTAATTTGATCTGGCCTAGGCATTTCATCTTTAGCTTCTCTATTCACTTGAGATGTAGCAATAACAACAATTTTATTATTCTGTGCGATAGACTTTAATCCATAACTAACACTCATTACCTTTTCCCAGCTCTTTTCTCCTCCATTTTCAATTAAAGCAATTCCATCCACAACGAGTAAATCTGGAGAAAATTCATTAACTAAGCTAGAGATTCTTTCTATAGTGAAACTTTTTCCAGAAGAGGTATCTAAAGTTAGCCAATCTTTGCGTGAAGAAACTTTCTCTAACCATTCTCTATATTCAGTCAAATTTATTCTACCAACTTGTAATTCATCATTCAAAAAAGTATATCCATTTATCTTTCCCATTATCGTATCCCACCTAAGATTAACTTCATCAACAGACAATTCTGGAGATAAAAATAATACTTTCTTTCCTACAGCATACACTTGACAAGCAAGATATTCTGCTATCCAGGATTTTCCAACTCCAAGCCTACCGACTATGCCGATTAAGTTTCCAAGTTGCCACCCCAAATATTTTTCATCAAGAAAACTAATTCCTGTTTTTAATCCTACTGAAAGACCTTTAGAAGCTTTTTCTTTATTTTCGGCAACTTTATTGTATCTAATTAAAGCATCTGCATCAGTAAAAGTAATTAAATAAGAAGGGCTTTCTTTTTTAATATTAGATAATTTATGTATTGCTGAGTCGATTGCTCCATAAGTATCAATAGATAATAAGTCAATAGTATTATTAATTATAAAAATTGCTTCTCTTTTTACTTTAGACTTAACTAATTCATCACAAAGATATTTGATTTCATGATCTTGAACATCATCTACAAAAGAAAACCCAGGAAATGTTGATTGAATAATTGCCTTTGCTGGAATGTAATTATATTTGTTATAATATTTTTTAATATAATTAAATACTTCCGTATGAACAATGAAAGCTTCTGAATCGACACCTAATACTAAAATGTCACTAAAAGATTTGCTATCTTTTATTAATGAAATAAGTCTTTGTTCTAAGTCTTGTTGCATTTATATGTTATTTTCTGTTGGTATCATTTTTAATTCTTCAATAATTTTATATTTTTCATTGATGTCTTCATCACTTAACGATATTGCATATAAATAATTATTGTAACGTTGAAGCAATGACCTAATTTTCTTTTGATTTTCTTCAGAATACCAGAGAATTAATCTTTTATATTTGATAATTTCTTTGCTTTTAATTAAATTTTCAAAATTCCTATTAAAATATTTATTAGAGGCAAATAACTTAATTGAAGCTAGTTCTTTCTTATTCTTAATATTAAAGAAAAATTGATCTATAGCTTCTAAAATTAAATAATAATCAAAATTCTTTAATAATCTTTTAAGCATACACAGTTCAATAATGAGATTGCTCTTATTATATCTTTCACTAAACTTATCTTCATATCTCGAAATCCAGTAGTTCCTTAAAGATATTGATGGAGACATTTTCAATATTATACCAGTTAAAGTTTAATAAAATTCTTCTTACCGCAAAGACGGCAAACAATCATCTTCCATGGTCTAGGACTTTTAATTAATTCCCTTCTACGACGACGCTTATAAGATGTTTTTAATGGGGCACCACAATATTTACATTCAAGCTGCATATAAGCCCCCCTTAAGGATTTAAATAATAAAAACGCCCTTTTCTATTCGCTGCCTTCGAAAATATATTTAAAAATTTTGCAATATTATTTCCATGCAAACAAGGAGAAGGAGTTGGAGGATTTGGCGGAGTTGGATCTATTATTGAAGTAAAGGTAATATAATGGCCATCATATCCACCTTTTGCCTTAAACACATCAATTGCTTCAAATGGCATTAAATACTTTCCACTATCCCCCCATTTAGTTCCCCAACTATTTACTCCTAAAAATATTCCTTCTATTCTATCATATCCATATAAACAATTATGTACAAAAATTCCTGCAGATAGGGCAAAGTTATTATATTCATCCACAGTTAAATCGTACACGTCTTCAACTCCCTTTTCTTCAATATTAATAATAGTATGATTTTGTCTCTTTTCACCAAGAGCTAATTGAGCGATTAATATATTATTTCTTCGTGCAAATTTCTGTTTTTCAGTGATAGGTTTTGAAGCAGCCACTAAACTTGCTTTGTAAGCTACCTGTAACATTTCTTCTTGGTTCTCTATCCAGTATTGTTTCATACGCAATGATCTTTGTAATCTTTCCTCTGTTGATAAATTAGGATGACTTCCTCTAATTTTTAGCATAGCTTTT